GAGGGAATCACGAATTTAACATCAATAGATATTTGTTGAAAAATAGGAAAAAAATAAACACTGAAATATGTACAATATGTAATCCTATTAATTCGTCAAGTTCATCTGGTTATGAAAAACAATTACAAGAATTTATAAAGAATAATTATAAAGGGAATATTTCATTTAATGATAGATCATTTGGAAAAGAACTCGATATTTATATTCCAGAATTAAAATTATCTTTTGAATTTAATGGTCTTTATTGGCATAACGAAATTAATAAACCAAATAATTATCATCTAGAAAAAACAGAGTTATGTGAAGAAAAAGGAATTCAACTCATTCATATATATGAAGACGATTGGATATATAAATTAGATATAGTTAAATCAATGATATTGAATAAGTTAGGAAAAATAGAGAATAAAATATTTGCTCGTAAATGTGAAATTAAAGAGGTGAATGATAATAAGTTGGTTCGTGAATTTCTGGAAAATAATCATATACAAGGATTTATTGGATCAAAAATAAAATTAGGTCTTTTTTATGAAAACGAATTAGTTTCATTGATGGCATTTGGAAAAAGGCGAGTTTCGATGGGAAAGAAATCCAGTCAGGAAGGTGAATATGAGTTATTAAGGTTCTGTTCGAAATTAAATACAAATGTAGTGGGTGGAGCAAATAAATTATTCAAGTACTTTAAGAAAAATTATAATCCATTAATGATTACAACATATGCAGATAGAAGTTGGTCCACTGGCAATTTATATTATCAATTAGGATTTTCATTCAAAGGAAAAACTCAACCGAATTATTATTATGTGATTGATGGAATACGTCGTCATAGATTTGGGTTTCGAAAAGATGTGCTAGTAAAGGAAGGATATGATGCAAGTAAAACTGAACATGATATAATGCTAGATAGAAGAATATATCGAATATATGATTCTGGGAATTTAAAATTTGAATATTAAAATTCTTCTCCACCACCACCTTGTGGTTGTGGTCCACCTGGTTGTGGTCCTTCACCACCACCAAATTCTTCACCACCACCGAATTCACCGCCTCCACCGAATTCACCGCCTCCACCGAATTCACCGCCTCCACCGAATTCACCTCCTCCGCCGAACCCACCTTCACCTTCTGGTGATTCACCACCTTGCTTTCTCATTTTCTTATATTTTTCATTTTCGGCTATGTCTTCATCAGATAACTTCATTATATGTCTTATAATCCATTCAATATCAAAATAAGGTTGACCTTCGGCGTCCATAAGGTTGCTATTTAGTGTCGATGATATTTCTGAACGTTTTGATAAGTTATTCAAATATTTCCATTCTTCAAATAATCCATTTGAATTGAAAACAACTTTAATAGAGCTTTTGAATAAGATATCATCTTTCAATTCAGGAAAATCTAACATCATTTGTATTTTAACAGGCTTTGTTATAATTTCTTTGAATATACTTCTTATTCTATCAATAAAATTTTTGAATTTTATTTCATCTCTAGTGATATCTGATGTATCATTATAAACATTTCCACCACCTGAGTCCTCATCAAAACGACTAAATGGAATTCTTGATGCTCTTTTTAATATTTTATAAAACCATTGAAGCATTTGATCTTCATTTAGATCTATACCACCTGGAGTTACAATTTCAATATCTGGCTGTCCTTCATTACCTGATGGAAACCAAAAATCTTTACTGAATGGTAAATCTCTACTGCCATTTATCATAACCGTACCTAATTGATCATCCCATTGAACATCTTCGTGGTATTCTGCCATTAATTGAGTTATTTGTTGTTCAGCTTGTTGACGGGTTAATCCATTTGTTGGAATAACAAACTTTTTATAGATAGCAGCCATGTTTATATTGTAAAGTATCTTTGTTTGCTCCAACATTTTCAATTGGTTATATGGACGAATTAGATTTTCAACATAAGATGTTTCAAAATATTCATTATTATTCGAATAGGATATATAAATTATTTGTGAATCCAATAATATTCTTCTTAGTTGTGGATTATCAGGATGTTGTATCCATATAATTGTATTTGTACCGGGGTCTGTTGCGATTACTAATGTTATTGGATCTATTGGCGCTAAATCGATAATATTTTTTTGTTTTTTATCATAAACAATTTCAAATGCGATATAACCATCAATTAAAAGATTTTTCAAATAACTATGAACAATATTACCATCAAAGAAATTGAAGTCTTGCATCATTCTTTGGAAATTCTCATCGTATTTTTGTCTTAGTTCTTTACTAAAATCATCTGGTAATTTTTTTAATGAGCAGAATTTATCATCGTCATCATTTACAATTGTTTCTTCAGCTATTTGTGTGATATAATCCTTTATTTCATCTTTTATTGAGTATTGACGCAGAATTTTTCTTTTATCAAAATATGCTCTATCTAGGTAAGCTACAGATTTTCTATCAAGAATTCTTGAAATTACTTTCTTGGTAAATAAATCGTACATATTTGTACCTGGTTCATATATTAAATCAGATGTATCTTCTTGCGGACCTATTGAATAGGATTGTGTTATTTTATCGTCTGTCATATTCATCCCAAAAGATGACAAACTTCTTAATATTCTATTGAAAAATCCAGCATTGTTACCACCTGTTGGATCTTGTACATTTCCGATTCTACTGTATGATGTATTAGGCACTTTTCAAAGTTAGTTTTTTTTATATATTAAATTTTATAGTTCACAAGTTTTCGTATAATTTATATTTACTTTCTAAATCTTTTAATTTTTTATAGTATTTTTCTTGATCTTTTTCATCTAATTCATTTTCTATATTTTCAAATAATTCAATTAGCTCTCCCAGTTTTCTTTTAATTTCAAGATCTTCAATTATTATAGATAAATCTCTCATTGATGTGATATTGAATTTCTTTGTGTCAACAAATATAAATCTTGGTGTAAAATTTGTTGATACTCCATATATTCTAGCTTTACCAGCATTTGCTCCATCTATTTTCATATAATCATATGCGGTTATGGCATAATCTCTATTGTATGTTTTCAATAATTTATATATTTTTTCAAAATTTATGTCTATATGTCTTTCAAAATTAACATTTTTATTTGCGTTGTTTTGATCTTTATTATAGTCTATTGCTCTTTTATATGTTTTAAATAAAATATCAAATAATAGAATTTTGAAATCATAAGAAAGATATTCAAGATTTATGGCATATAAAATTCTTTTTTGTGATTTGGTAGAATATCTATCATCGATAACGAATATTGGGCACCAAATTTTATTACCGTTATAATTATATTTTATGATATAAAATTTACCAGGAGTTATATTTTTAGAATATGCTATTTCTAAATTGTTATTATGAACGAGTTCAAATAAACGTTCTGTAGAATCATGAACAATTTTTCCAAGATTTCCGTGATATTCACCATATAATGATGCACAATAATTCTTAAAATCTCCCATTAGAATAATTTTATTTGTGTTTTTTCAAAATATTTTTCGGTTAAAAGAAAAAATCCCATTCCCCTTTTTTCGCAGTATTTTTCAGCAGCTTCCCATTTCAGTCGGTTTCTATAATATGTTTTTAATCGATATTCATAATTTTCTAAAGATTTCACTGTGACTTTTTTAGGTTCTTTTGGCTCATATAATTCTTTTTCTGGTTTTATTTCTATCAAAAATTCTTCTTCATCATTATTTGATTTTTCAACTATCATCCAAAAGTCTGGAATATATGTTTTTATTGTATATTGTTCATTTTCAATAACATCGTATTGAATTTTATGTTGTTCAGGTTCACATGCCCATTTTTTTACTCGATCTTCATGATCACAATAATAACAAAAACTAAATTCCCACATTGATCGGAACCATATATCTGATATGTCCCCTAAATATTTATCGGGATTTTCTGGTGTGTATTTACCTTGATAGTATTTATCGGGTTTATTAGGTATGTGTTTACTCATTACATAAAATTGCTTTTAAGATAAAGAATAATATTATCTTTACCATCTATGATAGTTTCGTGATTCTTTTCTTTTACGGATAATCTAGGTCTCGTTGTCCCTTCACTTATAATGGACATACTAATAATACCTTTTGATCTTAGAACTTCTTCTGATATTTTTATACCGTAAAGCTCACTTATTGATCTTATTTCATTTAACATAATTTTTTTTATTTTTTTTTTTAAATATTATGTAAACCTTGTCCTTCGTTACTTGAATCAAGACTTATCATAGTTATTTTTTCTCTATTTGGTTTTATATTATATATTTCTTTTAAACCACCGGCCATTGCTCTTTTGAAAATTTCTGAAAAATAAGGCAAAGCATTTTTATACCTTTTTTCGTTGAAATTTCGCCAGTTTTGAAACATCATTAATAGACCTTGATTCAAACAATCATCTCTATCATCTTTTGATTTATAATATTTTTCTTTTTTTCGTATAATGTTATTACCTATCAGTATTAACATTCTTTCTGCTTTTTTTGTTAATCTACCTTTACCTTTTGAAAGGACTATTTCATAATATAGTTCATCATCTTCTAGATACTTTGCCATAACTTTTTTCTTAAAAAATTTTTTTTTGGAATTTTTTTAATATAGTTTTATTATGAGGAAATATATGCTTTTAATAATTCTATGATATTTATATTTCTTTATACCTTATATTTTAGTAAATGTCGAAAGTTTTAAAAAATAGAAAAAAGGGAGAAATAATTATTTCTCCCTTTTATTTAATTTAAATTAATATTAGACTGATTTTTTGAATTGAATTTTTTGATCTTTCAATTCATTTAATTTTTTCTGTAGTTGATGTCTGTAAATCAATAGATTATCAAATGTAAGCTTCATATCTTTATCTGATTCTAGTAATTCAGCATTTTCTTTCATCATATCTATAGAATTGTTAGCATCTTTGATTTTCTTTTCAAGGATTTTTTCTTTATCTTCTAATGAACGAAGTTTTTTCAATTCCTTCGATAATTTGTTTTCAAAGAATGGTGTTAAATCATAATCAAGCTCTTTTTTGATGTCTGTAATTAATTCATTTACTGACTCATATTGATAGAAAGATGATCCTGTTCTCATGTCTTTACTATAAAGATATATTTTATCTTTATAATTGAAAGCGTAAGCCTCTAAATATGGATTTAGGATATTATTAACTTTAACTGCTACATCTAATTCAACAAGGCTTTTCAAGTTTTCTTTCAATGTGTTTGTCAAAACGTAATAATCCTTCTTTAGATAAGGTACAATTGGTGAGTTGAAAATATTTTCAAGTGTTGTTTCCGTATCTAATTTTTCTTCATTAATAAATAATGATTTATCATCTTTTGTAGAAATTCCAAGAGTGATATTTTCATCGATTCTCAATGTGATTTTATCTTTTTCGATGTCAGCGAGTCTCAATGCTTGTTCGATAATACGAAGTTCTCTTACACGTTCTTCATCTTCGATATAGTCTTCTATTAATGCTTGTTTTACTTCATTTTCATTTAGAATAAACCATCTATCACCAACAAAAGCAAGATAACCATTTCCTACTTTTTCTACCATTGTGTAGATTTTATTTCCTTTTCCGGAATCTGTTAGATTTTGTCTTTCAATTGGACTTTGTGTTAATCCATAGATGAATTTTTTAATATCGGGTACCCAATCATAGATTTTTAATTCATTTAGAATGGATTCCATTCTTGAATCATCATCTGGTTTGTTTATGATTTCAAGAATTGTATTTAATGGTTGACGATAAATCATACCTTGATTTTGTCTTTCAACTTTTTTATACAAATCTTTTAATTCATATAGTAATGTGTTTGCGTTGATTTCGGTATCAACCTTTTCTAAGAGTTTTTTGACTTCTCTGTCATAAGTATACTTTAGAAGTCTTTCGTTTAGAATTTTATTAACTTCTTTTTCTGAATAATTATCATATTCATTCAAAAGTCTTTCAACAACAGCTGATACATCGCTTTGGTCATAACTTAATTTTTGTTTGAAATTAAAAAGTTCAAGTTTCAAATTCTTCATAGTTCTATTTTTATTTTTTAATTGCAATGTTGCATAAAATGAAAAAAATTATTACAATTCATTTCTATATATAAAACTAAAAATATGAAAAATTTCTAAATTAACCCCAAGTTATACCAGTGGATGACGTATCTTCGAATCCTTCATAATCTGGATTATCCGCTTGAAAATCTCCTGTTTTATCAAAATCTTCAACTGGTCTATCATTTGGATCTGTTGGTAGATTATCGATATCTTCTAATTTATCCATATCATGAATATAGGATTTCCAATAAACTCTTTTTATATTTTCAAATTCTGTGTTATCACATTCGACTTCATCCGTATCAACCATCCAAGATGGATAATGTGAACGAACTTCTAAGGTGAATGTTAAACTTTTTTCAGTATCAGCATCAAGTCCAGGTATTTCATCTGGAAATTTTATTGTTCTGTCATCAGGTAGTTCTAAAACATTATCAATTTTTATTCCAAAGAAGTCCATATTAAAGAAGAAATGGTTAAAAAATAAATCCAATATCTTTTCTGAACATTTGAAAATATCTCTTTCACTATCTAATTTTATTTCTATATCATATGAAACTCTTATTGGAATTGCTCTAACTTTTGTTATTATCTTGGTATATTTATCACGCAACCAAGTGTTTTTTGGTATGTATATATTTGGGTTTGCAAATTCGTCACTAACAACACTGTAACTCGTTGGTTGGATTATTCCTCTTGGTATTATATCTGTATTTAATTCCACTCTTTGATCTGTTATGTCATCTAAATAAGAATCCAAAAGAAATCTTTCAGATCCTATCATTTTTAAGTACATTGGAACAGTAACACAAATTTTTTCATCCTTAAAATAATTAATCCAACGAATTCTCCGATTCAAAGTTCTTGCCAAAGATATACTTAACATACGAAAGAATACATTATTGAAGTTAAAATCGTTATTAAAATTTATTAGACTATCAGCCATATTATGTTTTGTTTTTATTTATATATTATATTACAACCGTTGTAATGAATAAAAAAAGGGGATAAAAATTTATCCCCTTTTTATTGTTTAACAACCGACATTATTTTTGTGGCTGGATCTTCTTTCACAACTTCCTGTTTTCTTTCAACAGTTTTTTTGTTATTTTCGTTGTATTTTTTAACAGCTTCATTAACAATTGCTGGATCGATTGGGGTTGAACCTGTTCCGATTTTACTCATTGTTTCAACCATATTGTTTATAGTGATTCCAGTATATGCATCACTAGCTGCTCCACCACCAGCGCTATAGAATAGTGGTGTCTGCCATGCTTCAGATGGAAGATCATCAAGACGTTCTACCATCTGTAGACCATAAGCTCTATCAGCTCCGAGAACATTCATAAGAGCTTGCTGTCCTGTTGCTTCTTCAATCATACGAAGTTTAGTACCTTGACCTTTTAGGTATTCTGCTTCCTTATATTCAGCAGCGGCTTGTTTAGCGATTTTAGCTTTTACGAGTTCACCTTGCTGTGCAGCTTCTTCACGAGCCTTTTCTGTTTTAACTTTTTCTGAGTAAGCTAGTTGTTCTTGTTTGTAAGTATTCTCCATTTTCTTTGCAAGCTGTTTACGTTTGTCAGGAACAAGAAGTTCGGGTTTAATATAAACGTTGTTCATTTTGAATTCTTTAATTGTCAAACGGGATCCATCACTTTTCTTTTTCAGAAGACTATCCGTTTCTTTTTCGATTTTAGAACGTTCCCATACAAATGTTGGTGCTTCACGTGTTTCAGCAATATTTCGAAGAACAGAACGAATAAGTGGTGTAGTTACTTTATTTTGTAGTTCATTTAGTCCACCAACAGATGCGATAATATATGGAGCATCAGAAGGTTGTACCTGAACAAGAATTCTTCCATCAATAAAAACATCCCAACCATCTTTCGAAATTACTTGAATTGCCCCATCAGCTGCATCTTGTGGTTTTTCATCAAATTTATCATTTGATTTATTTTGGACGATTTTACCATCTTCAGAAATTGTAAGATCAATTGTATACCAAGAGTAATCGCCTTTATATATCCATGTCTGGACTCGAGTATCAACAATCTTTACTTCATATGCGCCTTTTTTTGTATCTGGATGTACATTTAAATAATACATACCTGGCGGAAGAGTTTTCTTCCATACACCCATATAGCCTTCATCAACGACTGGTGTCGCTAGTTGATTTCCAAAATTTTCGAGTTCAATGTTTTCAGGAACTCTTCCCACTCTTGAAATTACTACACCAACATTACCATCGGGTACACGGTAGGCATCAACGATATCAACATTCCACATATACGTGTTGATTTTATATTCTCCTGGTTTAAGGACATTTAACTGAGGTCCTTTTTTTCCACCACTTTCAATGAATGTTTTGGGGTCTAACATTGCTCTTTCAATACTATCTCTTTTGTTTTCCATATTAGTTGGAACCCAATCTGGAGCAATGAACAAACCGTTATCAAGAGAATATCCATCAACTGCAGTCAAAAGACCAGTTTTGCCTTCTTCAATTTTAACATAGGGTACATTTTCAATATCATAAAACACATTTATAAATGGCTTGATATTGAGTCCTTCTTGTAGAACCCAATCTTGACGACCACGTTCACCATTAATAGCGATAACTCGATCACCATCGAGACCTACACCATATTTTAGAGTAAGGTGACCAACATGTTTTGTAGGTGTGTAATGAAAACTTGTTAAAAGTACACCCAGAATTGAGAAAAATATCCCAATTATCACTCCGGATTTTTTAATAGCTCGAGGATTACCAAACCCCCTGAACCATCCTTTTCGGTATCCCATGATACCCGTTAGAATCAAAATGATTCCTAAAATAATTAAAAATAACCACATAATAATACTCCTTTTTTTTAATTGTTAAACATTTATTTAATTTTTTTTTCCAATTTCTGAATTTTGTTTTATTCATACGTTCCCCTGTTCAGGCGCCTGGCCAATTCGGCCATTCCACCCGCCGGGTTCCGCCCGGTCGTTGAACGTGGGTCCTCACCGGCCGGTTCTCGATGGGGCCCCGCCAGCTGGTCGATGGCGTGATGGGCCACGGGGACGCCTCGTTCTCCGCCATCTCGAAATAGTCTGCTCGAACTTTGTGCACTAGGCGATCCATCCACGGTCACCGTCGACCAGCTGGTTTGGAAGCTGTGCCACCATGAACCCTTTTCTTTTTTCGTACCTTTCTTTATTTTACTCATGGGATCAATTAATTTATCACCCATTTTTGCTTTTTTAGCATTTATAAAAAATGTTACATCATCAGAAGTTGTAAAATTCACTCCCTTATCAATTATTTTTAGAAAATCGGAAATAGTTCCAAGTGATTTTACAGCATCTAAAACAACATATACTTTTACACCGTTTTTAATAAAATCTAAAGCTGTAAATTTTATTGAATAATCAACTGGTAATCCACAAAGGAAAACATCTGTTATTTCGTTTTCTTTAATAAATTCTAAAAGGGATTTATCATCATCAGATTTTGCATTAATAGCACTTAAACTGTTTTCATAACTTCGAATAAATGTTGGATATTTACCATCAATTTCTTCGTGTAATTTAATACCATCTGTGCCTTCTATGCAATAATGACTTGTATCAGATATTGTAATTTTTGATTTTTCTTTTACCTCAACTTTTTTATTAACATTCATGGTTGAACAAACCAAGTCAAAATCACCAATCATATTCTTTATTCTTTTCAATATCGTATCAGAATATGGTATTGATAATTTACCGTTAATTAAATCTTTTTGATAATCAATTATGACTAATCCTGTTTTCATTTATAATTTTTTATTAATAATATTGTTAAGAATACTATAGGTATGGAAATAAACCAATATTCAAGTAAATATAATATAAAAAATCCTATTGCTCCAAATATATAAGAAGAAAATCTTAGACCCACTAAAACCAATAGAATAATTAAAAATATTTTTACATTTTTCCAT